TCGGATTTCGCGATGGCGTTGACGGTGCCTGGCTCATCACCCGCGCAGAGCACCGCATCGACACCGGCGGATACACAACCAGCATTGACGCGCAGCGGCCCGTGTGCGCCTAAAGTGGAAAGTCTCACGGACACCGTGACATGAGACTCGGCCAACGGGCAGCATGAGCAGATGCCCGGCATGTCCAGAACAACTGGCCGCTCGATCGACGATCTGACGCATCTGCGCCAGTCGATCGCGGACATCCTGACGACGCCCATCGGCTCGCGTGTGATGCGCCGCGACTACGGCTCGCGCCTGTTCGCGCTGGTGGACGCGCCGATCAATGCGCGCTCGCTTGGTGACATCTATGCTTCCACCGTTGACGCGCTGCGCCGATGGGAGCCGCGCGTTGCCGTGCGCCGTGTCCGGGTGTTGGAAGCCGCGGCAGGCCGCTTGTCGCTTGCGCTGGAAGCGGACTTCCGCGACGGCGCGCAACGCGCACGCATCGACATGCCGGTTGAGGTGTCGGCATGAGCGTCGATCTGTCGCTGCTGCCGCCGCCGGCTGTTGTCGAACCGCTCGACTTCGAGACGACGCTGGCTGCTGCGAAGTCCGACGCGCTCGCGGTGTTCCCTGAGCTTGCCGACGTGCTGGCGCTGGAATCCGAGCCGGTAACGAAACTGTTGCAGGTGTTCGCGTACCGCGAGCTGCTACTGCGCGCGCGCGTCAACGACGCAGCGCGCGCAGTGATGCTGGCCAGCGCCACCGGCAGCGATCTGGATCAACTCGCCGCACTGTTCGGCGTGCAGCGCCTGGTGCTCGACCCCGGCGACGCGACTGTTACACCACCCATCGCGCCCACGCTGGAAACCGACGCCGACCTGCGCCGGCGCACGCAGCTCGCGCCGGAGGGATTCAGCGTCGCCGGCCCCGAGGGGGCCTACATCTTCCACGCGCTCAGCGTCGCCGACGTGCTCGATGCCAGCGTCACCAGCCCGGCGCCCGGCGAAGTGCTGGTGTCGGTGCTCTCACGCACCGGCGACGGCACCGCCAGCGCCGACCTGGTGCTGGCGGTGGCCGCCGCGCTCACCGCCACCGATGTGCGCCCGTTGACCGATCAGGTCACCGTGCAAACCGCGCAGATCGTGCCGTATGCCGTTACAGCCACGCTGTGGACATTGCCGGGGCCGGATTCCGCCGTTGTGCTGGCCACCGCACAGGCACGCGTGCAAGCGCTGGTGGAATCCACCCGCTGCCTCGGGCGCGACATCGCCCGCTCGGCGCTGATCGCGGCGCTTCACGTCGATGGCGTGCAGCGGGTCGAGTTGACTGAGCCGGCCGCCGACATTGTGATTACGCCGAGCCAGGCTGGCGGCGCTACTGCGGTCACGATCACCAGTGGAGGCGTCGATGTCTGACAGCCTGCTGCCACCGAACGCAACGCAACTTGAGCGCGCGCTGGAAGCCGCGACGCTGCGCATCGACGCGATCCCCGTCCCGCTGCGCACGCTGTGGAATCCCGCCACCATCCCCGCGCCGCTGCTACCGTGGCTCGCGTGGGGGCTGTCGGTTGATACATGGGATGCCGCGTGGACAGACGCGCAAAAGCGCGCGGTGGTTTCGGCATCCATCCACGTACACCAGCACAAAGGCACCGTCGGTGCCATGCTCACCGCGCTGGCGGCGCTCGACTACAGCGCGCAACTCATCGAGTGGCACAAAACCAGCCCAGCCGGCGCGCCGTACACGTTCGCGATCCGCGTAACCCTCGATGCGCGCGGCATCATCGACGGAATCTGGGGCGAGGTTGAGCGCACCGCGCTGGCTGCGAAAAACGCCCGCAGCCACCTGACCGCCATCCAACTGCTGCACACCTCGCCCAGCCCGGCCGTACTGGCCGCAGCGATCACGTCCGCCGAGATCGTCACCGTCCAGCCGTGGCAGATCAGCGAGATTCAGAGCGCCGGCCCGCAGTACATCGGCGCGTCGATCACCGCGCGTGAAACCGTCACCCTCTCCCCGCAGGTGCACTGACCGATGTCCTTCTTTACGATTCTCACCACCACCGGCAAGGCCAAAGTCGCCGCGGCGATTGCGTCGGGCGTGCCGCTTGCAATCACCGACATGGCGCTGGGCGATGGCGGTGGCGCGGCGGTGACGCCGGAGGAAAACCGCGCCGCGCTGATCGGCGAGGTGAACCGCGGCCCGGCCAACCTGCTCGCTGTTGATCCAATCAACCCGAATTGGGTGAGCATCGAACGCATCATCGCGCCGGAAGTCGGTGGCTGGACGATCCGCGAGGTTGGGTTGTTCGATGCGTCCGGCGATCTGGTGGCATACGGCAATTTCCCCGATAGCTACAAGCCGCAGCTCGCCGAAGGCTCCGGCAAAGAGTTGTTGATTCGGGTGCAGATCGAAGTCGCCAACGCCAGCGCTGTCACTCTGCTGATTGATCCGAGCGTGGTGCTCGCAACCCGCGCGTACGTCGACACACAAGACAATCTCTTTGCCGCTGCCATCAGCGCGCTCGATGCTGCATTGCGCGCCTACTCTGACGCCCAAGATGCCGCGCAGGATGCCGCGCTCGCTGCGTCCTTTGCGGGATACGCACGTCTGGACGGGGCCGCGTTCACGGGCGATGTCACGCTGGCCGGCGAACTGGCAGGATTCCGTGGCGTGCCACTGTCGAACATCGCGGCCGCCTACACCTACGTGCTGGCCGACTCCGGGCGCGGGGTCTGCAAAACCGTCACGTCGGCGCTCACCGTCACGATCCCGGCAAATGCGACGGTTGCGTATCCCGTTGGCACCATCCTGACGCTCGCCAACGCCGCCAGCAGCGGCAACATCACATTGGCCGCCGCGGCAGGCGTCACGCTCCGGCTCGCGGGCACCACCACCACCGGCAGCCGGGCTGTTGCGCGATGGGGCTACGCCACGGCGTTTCAGGTCGCCACCAACGTCTGGCTGGTGTCCGGCCCTGGGGTGACCTGATGTCCGGCGCATCAACCCTGCTGATGTCCGGCGTAGGCGCTACCGCACCAGCCTCGCCCACAGGCGTCACCGCGACGGCGGTGTGCACAAAGAGTGCCAGCGTCTCTTTCAGCGCCCCCGACAACGGCGGTAGCCCGATCACCAGTTATCGCGTCACGGCGTCTCCGGGCGGATTTTTCAACACCGGTTCGTTTTCGCCGATTACTGTGCCCGGCCTCACGCGCGGTGCGTCGTACACGTTCACCGTCACTGCAACAAACGCAATCGGGACAAGCCCCGCATCGTCAGCGTCGAATGCCATCACAGCCACCGACGCTCCTGGCGCTCCGACAATCGGCGTGCTGACAAAGACCGGAGAAAATGCACTCAGCGTCACATTCACCGCGCCAGCCGACAACGGCGGCAGTGCGATCACCCAATACCGAGTGTTTTTTGATGATGAGACAGCGCAGACAACCGGCGGCACCGTGTTTGTTTCTGGCTCGCCCGCCACGCTCAGCGGAGCGGGGTCGGTCGTTACCGGCAGAGCGTATAGCGCGAAGGCATACGCAATGAACGCCACGTGCGAAAGCGTGGGCTCAGCAGAATCCAACATTGTCACAGCCTGACGAGGGTCCACATGAACGCACGCATCGAACAACTCCCCGCCGACACGTCGGCCGTAGTGCTCGCCCCGTTGACCAGCATCCGCTGGGACCCCGAGACGGATACCGGATCGATCACGTTCGACACCCGCCGCTACCTCAGCGACGCCGCGGGTGTTGTGATGCCAGGCCGTTCGTTCGAGGGCGCCGGCAGCTTCTCCACCGCATTCGAGCAGATACTGACACGCCGATTCGCGCCGGTTGGCGCGCTCGATCCGGTCACCGGCGCCGATTTGTCGGCAGTGTCGTCTGCCGGCGTCATGGTGATCCTGAAGGCGGCGTTCGACATCCTCTACAACGAGCAGTTCGGCGCGCCGCAGTGATGGACCCGATCGCCACTGTACTTGCACTGCTGCCGCTGTGGGTATCTGTCCCCATCGGAGCACTGCTGGCACTGGCATTCCTGCGCTGGGTTTTCCAGCCCCGCAACTGAGGATCACCCATGTTCGACGCATTGAATTCCGCCAATTTTTCGCCCATCGAAATGCTGATCGCTGCCGCGCTCATCGTGCTTGTGCTGCTGGTGCCGTGGTGGTTGTCAGCCGCTATTGCCGCAGGCCTCGTCGCGCTGGCGGCCGCCCGCATCCGTGCCGAAAAGCACGCCAACAAGGAGTAGCCATGGACATCAAATACTGCGGCAAGATCACGGCAGCCATCGCAATGCTGGTGCTGCCGCTCGCAGCGCTCGCCGCTGGCAGCGTCTGCTACGGCGATCTCGCTACAACATGCACTCCGCCAGCAACGATCACCGTGCAGCAATCCGATGTGATCGCATTGCCGGGTGTGCTGTGGGCCGACGCTGATGCCAGCGAAGATCGTCTTGCGATCAGCGTCACCCTGTCGCAGGGTACATTCGCGCGCACGCCAACGCTGGTTGGCGGTGGCACGATCATCACCAGCACTGCAAACGTGGTGCAGGCTGCCAGTGACGGCCCGTTCGCCCTCGCAGACATCGCAGTGCGCGGCGCATTCCGCCCGGATTCCGATATCGTCGCGCACGTAAAGCTGGTCAACCCCAACGGCGCAACCGCGCTGCTGTGGCAGGGCGATATCGTACTCGCGCACGTCGCCCCAGCCAGCGCCGGCGAGTTGTTCGCGATCAACCCGGCAGCGAATATCGAGCAACAAACATTCGCCCGCATCACCAACATCGGCGATCGCACTGCACTGGTGCTGCTCAACCCGATCGACGATACCGGTGCGCCAGGCGGCGAGATTGCATTTTTCGTCGGCCCTGGCGCATCGCGGCAGATTAACTCCGCGGATATGGAGCGCGGCAACGTCGACAAGGGTTTCGTGGGCGGATTCGGTACCGGTGCCGGCAAGTGGCGCGTGCGCCTGGTGGCAGATCAACCCGTGCGCTGGCAGGTGTTCGTGCGCAACATGCGCGACGGCACGTTGAGCGCGCTATCAGATCCGAGCGAATGAACGGCATTGCGGCCGAAATTGGCGAAGATAGAACGATGCCAGAGCAAATGAACTTCGGCGAGCGTGTTCGTGCGCTGGAAGAGTGGCGGAAATATGTTGGCCAGCGCATGGCTGAGATGCACGCCGACGCCGCCCGCACACGACAAATCCTCGCCAGCATCGAGAGGACGCTGTCGAGGATTCAGTGGATCGTTCTCGGCATGCTGCTGATGGCGTTCGCCGGAGATCGCGGACTGATCAAATATTTGTTGTCGATGCTGTGAGGTGTGTGATGAGAAAAGAACGCTGGTTGGTAATTGTGCCCGTCCTGCTCGTTTTCGCAGTAGCTGCCACGGCGGCGCAACAAGTAGGAGTGATGCTTTACAAAGTCGCGCTGGTCACCCAGGCAGCGGTCGCTGGGTATTGGATCGATCGCGTTATGGCTCCGTATGCGCGGCCGGATCAATGCGATCATGCGGCGCAGGCCGGCTTGCGCCGCGCGATCATTGTCGCGGCAACAATGATCGCGGTAGGCATCGGGCTGTGATTCGGCACACCACAGCGGCGGTGTTACTCATCCTCGCCGCCAGCGCAGATGCGCAGGTCGCGCAGGTGCCGCCGAGCGCGGCGAAATACCGCGCAGAGCTGATCCGTGCAGCCCGCGCAGAGTGGGGTATGTCAGCGCCCGTGTCCACGTTTGCAGCGCAAATTCATCAGGAGTCACGCTGGAGACCAGACGCCAGATCGCCGGTCGGTGCCAGCGGTCTGGCGCAGTTCATGCCAGCGACCGCGCGCTGGTTATGCGGTACGCGGGCCGACCTACCGCCTGGTTGCGACACACTGAGCCCCGCGTGGGCGCTGCGCGCGCTGGTCGCCTACGACCGGCATCTTTTCGAGCGCACGCCAAGGGCCGGTGATGACTGCGGGCGAATGTGGGCCGCGCTGCGCGGATACAACGGTGGCCTCGCACATTGGCGTGCGGAGTACCGGATCGCCGGATCGCCGGATAACCTGCGCGATGCGGACGCGGCATGCGGATCAGCCAGACGATCGCCGAAGCACTGCCAAGAGAACCTCGGCTACCCGCGGCGGATCGTCGACCGCTGGCAGCCGATTTACGTCGCTGCCGGATGGGGTGCCGGGGTGTGCCAGTAACCATGGAGCGCCCGTGAACGAACGCTATCGTAGTCGGAAGTTTATCCTCGCCCTGCTGGCATTTATTGCCGGCACCGGCGCGCTCGCATTGGGCGGGCTGACCGGTGGCGAGTGGATTGGCCTGGTGCAGTGGACGCTCGGGCTGTACTTCGCCGGCAATGTCGGCGCGATCACTGCCGAGCGCATGGTCGCCGGCCGATGAGCGTCACCGGCCTTGTTGCAAAGGCTGCATCGGTGCGCGTGGTGGTGGCACTGTCGCTAGCGTTGGTCGCCGTATCGAGTATCGCTGGCTGGTCGCTGTGGCGCCTGGCCAGCGCGCATACTCGTTGCGATCTGCGCATCGCACAAGCGCAGGCGCGCGGCAGTGCGGCTGTGCAGGAGCTGGTCGCTGGGCAGGAGTCTGCCATGGCGCTGCTCAAAGCGGAGGATGATGCACGCCTACTCGCGCTGCAATCGGCTATCCCGGCGCGGCAAACCGAACGCGTTACTGTCTATCGCGACCGCGTGCGCACAGTCGCCGTGCCGGAGTGCCGGGTATCAACCGAGCAGGTGCGGGCCATCAACGAGGCATTGCGATGACGCGGACTGCAGCGCTCGCGCTGTGCGGCGCCCTGGCTGCATGTGCGCAGCCGGTTGTGCCAACGCCGCCACCGCAGCCGCCGCTCGCGCAATGCGATGCCGCGTGCTGGCAGCAGTGTGCCGCTGACGGCATCCAGTACGATCCAGCCCCGGGCACAACCGACGCGATCGGTAACCTGATCGATCAGGTTGTGATCCCGCTGCGCGGCCGCATCGACCAGTGCGATGCCGCGCGACTCGCGTGCCAGCAGTGCATCGACCGGCTGCGGCGAGCCGGCGTAGTGCGGTAGAGGCGACGAGCTGTCAAGCAATCCTTGACAGCTCAGTTTCAGGCCCAGCATTTGCCCACCTACCGCCGAAACCGTTGCTGCGCTTTGTGTTCTGGTGCCCAGGAGAGGACTATCCGGGCATTTTCGCGGTTAGCCGCTATTGCTCGCTTTTGACCGCAAACCGCGCTGCGACACGGGTTTCAGCGGTGTGCGATCTCCGCGCCAGCCCACGCCTACCCGCTTTTGCGCTAACCTGTTTGCCCAAGATTTGCCCAAGCGGAGGGGTGATGGCCAGTTTCGAGCGCCGGGGCCGGCGCTGGCGGGTTCGGGTATATGTGGATGGCAAACGCGATTCGGCGACGCACGCGACCAAGGCGGCGGCGGCGGCGTGGGCGTTGATGCGCGAGGCCGAGCTTGCCGGCACTGCCTTGCCGAGTCGGACGGTGGCACAGGCGATGCAGCGCTACGCGGATGAGGTGAGCCCGACGCATCGCGGGGAGCGTTGGGAGCGGGTTCGGTTGGCCGCCATCGCGCGCGATTGGCCGCTTGCGCAGCAACGGGTGGCAGCGATTAAGGCGGCCGATATCGCGGCATGGCGCGATGCGAGGTTGCGACAGGTGGTGCCGGCGAGCGTGGCGCGGGAGATGACACTGCTGCGATTGGTGTTCGAGCAGGCACGCCGGGAGTGGGGTTGGCTATTGGAGAACCCGATGGCCGATGTACGGCGGCCCAGTGGCCACCAGGCGCGCTCACGGCGGGTGAGCGATGCAGAGATCGAGCGGGTGTGCTTCGCGCTAGGTTGGGACATGACCAGCGTTGCGGCGACGGCTGCGCAGCGCGTCGCCGTGGCGCTATGCCTTGCCGTGGAAACTGCGATGCGATCTGGCGAGCTGTGCAGCTTGACGTGGGATCAGGTGATTCTCGGCGAGCGTTACGCGAGGCTGGATCGGACGAAAAACGGCGACGCTCGCGACGTGCCGCTATCGTCACGCGCGATCGAGTTGATCGCGTTGCTGCCGCGCATCGATGCGCGGATGCTGGCGTTGGATGACGCGACGCGCGATGTGCTGTTTCGCCGGGCGCGTGATGCAGTCGGTGTCGATGATCTGCGCTTCCACGACGCGCGGCATGAGGCGACTACGCGCCTGGCACGGCGGCTCGATGTGCTCGACTTGGCGCGGATGACCGGGCACCGCGACCTCAAGAGCTTGCGCCGGTACTACAACCCAACCGCTACCGAGATTGCAGATCGGCTGGGGTGATGGGCGCGATGAAAACAATCCAATGCGTGAATCCCTTGCGCCCAGAGACTTGACCGAATAGCGGCTGGACGGGTGTCAGCGACAAAACATCCTTTACCTTGATCTGAGTTTCGTTCCATTTGAAAACCAGCACCCCGTTCGGCTTGAGCACGCGGAAGCACTCGCAAAATCCGCGGCGGATGTCTTCGCGCCAATCTGGACCAAGCTTCCCGTACTTCGCTGACATCCAACTTTTCTTCCCGGCGCGAACAAGATGCGGCGGGTCGAACGCAACAAGAAAGAATGACTGATCCGGATACGGCAGCGCTCGGAAATCAATTAGCGCGTCA